GAGAGCGACACGCCTGAAGCCGTATGCGGATACATCGCGTTGTAGACATCTTCCGCATTTTCCCAAAGGTCGGCGATTTCGTAGGCATAGACGCCGTGCAGTTGCCCGAGCAAAGAGTTCGCTCCCGTCTCAATCGGTATGCCGAGCTTGTCGGACACACGCGCATGGAGCGACCGCAAAATATCTGGCAGCCGCTTCCGTCGAAATCCTTCGCGACTCAAACCGTATTTAGTTTCTGCCATAGCCCAGCACCTCTCTTCGCGTAATCAGCCCGTAATCGGTAGACACTTCATATTCCACATGCAGGCTGCGATTCTTGACATCAAAAACAAGATTCATCTTCTCAACACGTTTCACGCCATCAACCTTTTCCATCGCTTCCGTGAATATCTGCCGGATATGTAAAAGATTCGGCGACTTGACGAGCACATATTCCAAATATGGGATGCCGTCTTTCGTATCGAGAAACCATTCGCCGAGCCAGAAGCGCAGCGTGATGAGGATTTGCTGTGCGACGCGCTCCGCATTGTCAATGAGCAGGACATCTCCATCGCGCAGCACGAGATCACCCGTCGCCATATCCATGGCCAAATCATGCGGCATATCGTCACCTCCCTATTGCGGTTCGCCTGTCGTACCGCCGCTGTCGCCTTGATGCGTATGATGCGAATGCGAGATACCATTGATGACGAGATCGCCACCGCCGATCTGAAACGATGTGCCATCCGCGAGATTGCCGCCGAAACCGTCCGCGCCGAGCCGTATGCAGGCAGAGCCATTCGTCAGCACAACGTCGTCAGGATGCTCGCTCGCCGTTGTAGCGCCGCCGCTGTACATGCCGGGAATAACCATAGCATCGTTGAGACTATGCTTGCGCCCATCAGAAGAGTCGCCGCCGGAAAGGTAGTCGTCCATCTGCCCTTCGGCAAACAGCACGATGCAGCCGTCACCCAGACGAATCGGAAATGTGATGCCTGCACGCCCACCCATACCGCACGGGAACTGCACCGGGGCATTGTAGATCACGGGATAGGCGATGCTTCTGGCATCCTTCGTTTTGATCGCGCCGAAGGGCTGCACACTCGCGCGATTACTTCCCGCATCGTAAGAAACAATCGTGCCCGGCAGCGCTGTATGTACGTTGCTGATCGCCCCATTCACCCAACTCATAATGGCGCTCTTCGCCTCATTGCTCGTCTGTCTCTTTGGCAAGTTCATCCAACCCTTCCACCAAGTCCATCTCCGATGTCCAATCATCGCCTTCGCTGTCGCCCATATGCTCGATTTTCTGCACGCGGAACCAGCCTGCGATTTGCTTTGCCTCAAGCTTCACGGCATCGCCCGGCGTGATGGTCGGCGAAAGCAGTGTTCGGATGCGCCAACCTGCCTTTTGCTCACCTGTATCCTTTTTCTCGCGCTTCTCCTTCTTGCGCTTCTCGTTCTCCAAATCCTCGTAGGGATTGGAATCGACAACGCGCTCTGGCGAGCCGATCAATCCTGAATCCGCCGAAAATACAAAGCCGCGATTCGCTGCAATGCCGCCGTTTAGGATAATCTGTAAAATGCCGTTCTGGATGCTCCATGTGCAGCCCTCTGAGCCGCAGACCTCATCGAGCGCCGCCGAGCCTTGCCCCGCGAAAGAGTAGCCGTTGGCAAAACTCCCAAGCGCAACACCATCGCCATATTCCAAAGGCAACCCCATGTTGGATGCAATGACATCAAGCACAGCCCCTGCCGATGTACCTGGCGGGAACGATATGGCAAACCAACTGTCACGCACAGCCAGAAAGCCGTCGGCAAGCGTGAGGCTTGTCATTTCGTCCATATCCTGCCTTTGCGTGTACGTTTGCACTGTATCGCCCGAAAAAAGCTTCATCGGACCGCCGTTGCTCTCGTATCCCGCAAAAAGCTCCACGCGCACATCATTCTTCTGAATTTTCTCGCGCGTCTCCAACGAGAGATTATAAAGTTTGATCTCACACTTATTGACCTCTCGCCCGATGTCACGTTCCACGCGGAACTCGATCTTCACGGAATCCTCGAAAGAAAACCCGAGGTCGGGAAAATTAACGCGATATTGCCGCTTCCAGAATGGCATCCTTCTCCACCTCCGAAATGTAAACGAGGCTTGCCCTGCCGTTCAAAAAATCCCGTCGTCCAATCGTCTGGCAGTCGTTCCGTTTGAAGTTCACGATGACCGCCATGAACTCACCCTTCGGCAGTCCATTCCGCTTCATCTGATGCAGCAGCGGAAAGTTTGGCACAATGCGGATGCCGCGCACGATGTCTTTTCCATGACTGTCGCGCAGGTCGAGCGTCCAAGCCTTCGACGTATCATTCCAAGCAAAATGCAACTTGTACGGCTCATCGTCCAAGAGGACGGACTGCACAAAATCATTGGCGTCAAGCAATGTCAGCTTCACCATGACTGCTTCACCTTCCATCCCGTATCCATTGCGCCCCAGAGCGAATCCCCGCTACCGAGGAGACAGACGGCGATGCCGATTGCCGCCGTGTTCGCCGTCATCTCGTTGCCCGTCTGGAAGTCTCCTGCATGACTGCGGTCGACGCCTGACGTAGACAGCTCAGGCGTCGCGCCGCCGCTCGGGCGCATCTTCATCCCCGTGCCGATGTCCGTCTTCTGCGCCATGCCGCTATCCGTTTCCGTAGCGCCTGCCTTCCCTGCGGCTTCTTCCGTCGTGCCGTCGGCGGGGATATCCTCTTTGCGCTGATTGACGATGCGCACATGTTTGAAGGTCATCTGCATGCGATAGCAAAGTCCGTTCTGCACGCTGCGCACCAGCGGCGACGTGAGCATCACCATGTCTTTGTAGATGGCATCGGGCGTCTTGATTGTGACAGGATCGCCCGCCTTGTATATGCGCATGATTTCATTTGCCACGCTGTTCATACGAAAACTTGGCACGCCCTTCGCATCAAAACTCACAGGCGTCGGCGTGAAGATGCATTCCATCGATAAAGACAACGGTCTTCGCCGTACATGGTCAGCAATGATAAAGCCGTCCTCGACGGGATTCTCTGTGACCTCGCTTTCCAAAGAGGATTCACGCGAGAGGACGACGTCAACGAAGAGATTATCGCCGATCTGCGTCCGCTCCGTACGAATGAGGCCGCCTTGGGATGTATTCGACTGTCCTCCCATGAGATTTAGCATATTTTCACCACCTAGAACGAGGTTTTATAAAATACGGTTTGATCACTTTGCGACTGTGCAAGCATAGAGCCTTGATCTGGCAAATTGTAGGTTGCATTCAACGTATTGTTGTTCGTTGTCAAACTATATCCGCCGCCTCCTGCATTCTTCCAGTCGCCCCATTGATGTTCTGGCATTTTCATGTTGCCAACCGCACTCCCCAAAGTGAGGAGGTTTGTCAATCCGTCGGCAAGCCACTTGATTGTTTCTCCAATCCCGCCCAAAAGCGCGCCCAACCACTCAACTAATTTCGCTATGGCTCGAAAGGCTAGTGTTCCCGCCTTTTCAAAAGCATAAATCGCCCCAACAATCACATATCCTATGACATAACCAATAAATTGCAGCAAAGGAGTAATTGCTTCAATCAGAGGCCGCATATTTGCCCATGCTTGCTGTAGGGATAGGAGACCTTCAGAATAATCTTCATAAAGACTTCCCCAGTCAAACCCCAGAGAATTAATGGCATCACTGACGCCATTAATCGCCCCTACGAGTACGGAGCCGATTGCATTGCCAATTGCCATAATCGTGTCCCAGATTCTTTCTAATCCAGTCACGGCATTTGTCATTTTTTCCAGTACGGGATGTTCTTTCTGTAACTGTGCAAGTCTACCAGTCTGTTCCTCGTCCAAATCGCCATCTTGCTTTTTCTTTACCTTGAGTCCCAGTATCTCATAATAGTCGCCGAGCAAAACCCTCGATTCCTCAATCTTCTGTTTGACGGCGTTTATGCCGTCAGCAAAGGCGGCAAGCCGCGGATTCTCCCGTCGTGCCTCTTCATTTCCCTCAAGGATGGCAAAAAACGTCTTGACCATTCCCCGCACAGTCTCAATTTTTGATTGAAGAAGGCGTACCACGTTGGCATAAGTTGCAAGAACAGGATGCTGCTTTTTTGCGTTTTCATCACCGTTAAGAATAGCAAAAAGCATCTTGATGCTGCCCTTGACATAATCGATCTCGTTCTTGACGAATTTCACGCCATTGGCAAAGGTGGCGAGGACGGGATGTTCTGCGCGTCCTTCATCCTTGCCCTCAAGCAAATCCATGAATGCATGAACCTGCCCGCCGACATATTTGATGCCGGAGATCAGCCCCTCAGCGATTGCGCCAAAGACGTTCGTGCGATCTTGAATGTCACCCATCGTCTTTGTCCATGTATTGCTGATGGTCTGCATCGCCTGTCCGATGGTCGGCACATGCGTCGCAAACTGACGGTCAATCTCGTCGCCAGAATCAAGGATCGCTCTTGCCACCTTGTCTGATGTCAGCTCACCAGCCGCCCCCATTTTTTTAAGGTCGCCAATCTTCACGCCCATGGACTTTGCCATTTCTTGCATGAGTGCACCCGCGCCCTCGTTCAGCGCATGAAGTTCATCGCCCTGTAGTACGCCGGAAGAAAGCGCCTGACCAAGCTGCAAAATCGCACCCTCAGCAGTGCCCGTGTCTGCACCAGAGAGGGAAAGCCCCTTCGAGACGATTTCCGCAAGCCGCGCGG